CAGACCGACTGGACCGAAGAGATCACCTTCCGGCTGATCGACCGCCGCTACGTCAACTGCCTGCCGACGATCATCACCACGAACCTGCCGCTGCCGAAGCTGCGCGGCATGCTCGGCGACCGCGTCTCCAGCCGCCTGCGGCAGATGTGCGCCATGGTCACCATCGAAGGCGACGACCGTCGGCGGGCCGCCTGATGGACACCCGCGACTGGATGGACGAGCAGCCCACCATCAACGCCGACCACGACGCCGAACGTGCCGTCCTCGGCGCAATGATGCTGGACAGCCGCTGCATCGGCGACGTTGCTGCGATCGCGCCGCCAGCAGCGTTCCAGCTGCCCGCGCACGAGCGCATCGCCGAGACGCTCATCGCCATGGACTCCGACGGACGGCCCACCGACCCCGTTTCCGTCCACGACGACTTTGTGCGCCGCGGACAGCACAACCGCATCGGCGGCGGCGCCTACCTGCACCGGGTCTACGCCGCCGCACCGCCGGTTGCGCAGGCCACCTACTACGCCGGCATCGTTCGCCGCTGGTACCAGAAACGACTGCTCGTCACCATCGGAACCCGCCTGACGCAGATGGGCGACGACCCCACCGTCGACCTCGACGACATCCCCGACCTGTACGCCGCCGCGATGAAGGAACTCGACGCAGGCCTGACCGAAACCCCCAGCGTCGCCATCCCGAGCGCCGCCGAACAATTCGAGACCACCGTCGACGGCATCGAACACCCCACCACGGCGCTCAAGGTCCCCACCGGCATCCACGACCTGGACGCGCTATGCGGCGGATGGGGCGCAGGGCAGTTCATCATCATCGCCGCACGCCCGGCCATCGGGAAGTCAACCCTCGCACTCGGCGCAGCCCGCGAAGCCTCCATGCGGCACGGCGTGACCACACTGCTGGCCAGCCTGGAAATGTCCTCCGACGAGAACATGCGGCGCATCATCTCCGCCGAAGCGAAGGTCGGGCTGCACCGGATCAACACCAACACCCTCGACGACAACGACTGGGCCCGGATCGCCGCACGGCAAGAACGCATCACCGGGGCGCCGCTGTTCATCGACGAAACACCCGCCATCACCTTCGGCCAACTCCGCCACAACGCCCACGAGATCCGGCGCAGGCACGGACTCGGGCTGATCATCGTGGACTACTTGCAGATCATGGATACCGGCAAGGCCGAGAACCGGCAGGTCGAGGTGTCCGAACTCTCAAAGAGCATGAAGCGGCTCGCCAAGGAGTTCAAGGTCCCGGTCATCGCGTTGTCGCAGCTGAACCGCGGGCCCGAGGCGCGCACCGACAAGAAGCCGGTCATGTCCGACCTGCGCGAGTCGGGATCGCTGGAGCAGGACGCGGACATCGTGATCCTGATGCACCGCGAGGATGCCTACGACCGGGAGTCACCGCGGGCCGGCGAAGTGGACCTGATTGTCGCGAAGCACCGCGGCGGCCCTACGGCGACGATCACGTGCGCGTTCCAGGGCCACTACTCCCGTGTCGCCGACATGGCCAAGTCCGATGACGACTGGACCCCGCACGCTGCGATGCGGGATGCCGCATGACCGCCACCGACGTTCGCGTCCGGCGCCTTGAGCGGCGGGTTGCCCGCCTTGAGTCCGCCGGGCGCGTTTTGCCCGAAGCAGCCGAGGCCTACGCCCGGCTCGTCGCTACCGCACCGGTCAGCGCTGAGGACCAGGCCCGTCACCGTGCCGAACTCCTCGCAGCCCTGCGCAAGTCCGCCTGACCTGACCTGAAAGGACCAACCATGACTGACCGACCCACCGTCACCGAAATGCGCCGAAGCCTCGTCCAGGGCTCGGATGCTTGCTTTGAGCAGGCCAAGACCTACAGCGGCGCCAGGCAGGCCGACGGTGCCCCGTTCGACGCCTGGTGCGGCTACATGACCGCCGCGAACTTCGCCAACGTCATCGCGGCGATGCTGCGGCGCGTTGCTGCCGATCACGGCGAGGAGTACGCGGCCTGCCTCGTCGAGATCGTGGCCGGCGCCGAGGACGACGGCGAGGACGCGTACTTCGCCAACGACGACGTGCGCTTCAACAACCCCACCATCGAGGAGTCCAAGTGAGCACCACCGTTACCCTTACCGGCCGCATCGGCGGAGTTCCGGAGTTGAAGTTCGGCCAGAGCGGCAAAGCCGTCGCGACGTTCTCCGTCGTTACCGACCGGCGCCAGCTCAACCGACAGACCAACGAGTGGGAGTCGACCGGCACCACGTGGTGGCGCTGCGTCGCGTTTGGCGAGCTCGCCGAGAACCTGTGCGAGACGTTCGCCGATAAGGGCGCCGCGGTCATCGCGTTCGGCCGGGTCGAGGAAGAGACCTGGAACGACAAGCAGACCGGCCAGAAGCGGTCGGCGATGAAGGTCGTGGTGGAGGAGATCGGCCCGTCGCTGAAGTACGCAACGGCGAAGGTCACCAAGGCCAGCCGGGGGGGCGCCCAGGGCGGCGGCAACGGCGGTGGTGGCCGTCCGCAGCAGAACGCGAACAGCGGCGGATGGGGCGGGGCGCCGCAGACCAGCGGCCAGGGCGGATGGGGCGGAAGCCAGCAAGGCGGCTGGGGGTCCGCCGAAGAGGCGCCCTTTTGATCATGACCGGCCCGCGCTGACCCCCTGAACGGCACCAACACCAACCGAACCGAACGAGGAGACCGATCATGACCGACATCGATACCCGCAGCATCACCGACCTGCGACGCGCACTCATTGCCGAGTCCGAAGACTGCCACCAGCGTCGCCAGCAGTTCCGCGAGCCGATGAAGAACGGCGACCAGGCTGCGCTCGACGCCTACGAAGGTCTCGTCGGCACCGGCACCTACGCGTGGCTGGTCGCCGGAATCCTGCGTCGGATGGAGCAGGAGCACCCGGAAACCGCGGCCGTGGTTGCGGGCTGGGTCGAGGCGTCGCTGGACTCCGGCATGGACTGGCTGGAGGACCTGAACGATGACCTCGACAACGAGTCGGCCACGACCGTTGAGGTGGGTGCGCGATGACCCAGATCATCAACGGCGCCATTGTCTTCGACGCCGACGAACTCGCCTGGTTCGTCGAGAACTACGGCGACACCGAGTGGATTGCGTACTTCGCCGGCATGGACGAGATCACCACCCACGACCGGCATTACCCCGGTGACGAGGTGGATGGCGAGCCGTTCACCGAGGAGACGGTCCGCGCGTACCTGACCGAGTTCGACGGCAGGTTCGGGCCTGGTTCACCGCTGGCTCTCGAGGTTCACGGCCCGAGCTACGTGGTGGCGCTCCACTACGGCAAGCCCGCGTTCGGGTCGCACCAGCACGGCTACACGGTGCTGCCGCCGGACGGGACCTGGGACAAGCCCAGTGACTGCGCCTGCGGACGTACCTGGGCCGAGGCGGAAAAGCAGCAGGCCGAGGAGCTGGCCAAGGTCGAGTGGGCTGTTTACGTGGCCGGGCTCGGAACGCTGATCCGGCAGGACATGGAGCTCGAGGACGACGATCCGGAGAACCTGCCGTGGACCGAGGATGCGGCCCGCAAGTTCGTGGAGTTTGCGAACGGCGAGATGCAGCAGATCCACCGGACCGCGCCGAACCAGGCGGTGCTGCTGCACTACGGGCAGCCGATCGTCGAGACGGCGGCCTTGTGTGATCGGCGTGATGTTCACGTCCGTCGCTATGGCGCTGGCCCCGAAACGGCGGGTGCGTGATGACCGAGCAGCCCACCTACGGCCCGATCACCCCGGCGAACATGCCGCGCCTGGCCGACCTGAACGACGACACTACGCCGTATCCGTGCCAGATCACCGTCTTCTGCGACGAATGCGGCGACGAGGTCACGGCCGACTACCTCGTGCCCGCGGACTCCGCCAGCGCGGGCCGGCTGGAGATTGCCCGCGAACACCTGCGCAGCATCGGTTGGTCCTGCAACGAGGCTGGCGACTACTGCCCGAACTGCGTGAAGACCCGCGCCACGGCGCCCTACGAGACCGAGACCGACCAGCCGGAGTGTCCCGACTGCGGTAACGGCTGCGGCGGCCACGCGCCTGAGACGTACCACGTCGACTGCGGCGAGAACGTCGCCGACTGCACGTGCCCGAACCGGCCCGCGCCCACCGTCAGCTTCCGCGAGCTGCTCGCCGCCAACCCCGACACCGTCACCGACGACACCGAGATCCTGATCACCGCCGGTGAACTTCGCGCCCGCCTTGACGAACTCGGCCGACTCCGTACCCAGGCCGACGAGGACGCGGCGCTGGTCGGCTGGTACCTGTACGCCGACACCCCGCACTCGATGCGGACCGCGGTGCTCTCCAACCACTTCGGGGCCCGTGCTCAGGCTGTGCTCGACGCGCGTATGGCCGCGCTCCCCGATGGCGGGCCCCGCGACCGTGCCGCCCAGCTCGCCATGCTCCGCGACGGTGGCGGCGGGGCGCAGCCGGCCAACGCCGTCAACGAGCAGTTCGAAACCGAGTGGACCGTTGCCCGGCATGGCCTGCGCAGCATCCAGTACGGCGACGCCATGACCGAGCAGTACGCCCGCGACGAGGTTCGCGAGGAGCTTGAGTGCGGCGAGACGGCCAGCGTTGCTTACCGCACCGTTGGCCCGTGGCAACACGAGGAGCCGGAAGCGCAGCAGCACGCCGATGCGCTTAACGCTGCGATGAAGGCGGGTGCGTGATGACCGCGATCCCCACCCCACCTCGCCGCGCCCTGTCGGTCCTCGCCAACGCAGCCCGCGAGTTCGCTCTCGGGATGGCGCATGCTGTCGCCGCCACCGCGGAAGTCGTCATCGACGCCCTCGACGACGAGCCCACCACGCCCCCCGCGCCGTTCACCGGGCTGCTCGCGACAATGCGCCACGACGACGCCTGCGGCTGCGATGCCGATGACGAGCCGGCGTCGGGCCGCAACTGGGTCCTGACCGAACCGTCCAACCTGAAGCCGGGCGACTGGGTGAAGTTCCACTACGGCGCCGAGTACCGGGTGGTCGAGGTCAAGCGCGCGTTCGTGAACGGCGATTGCTTGGCGGTGACGCTGCACCTGGCCGACACCGACGACAACTCGCGTCTCGTGCAGGTCGGTGTTGATACGCCGCTGCTGGCATGCCCGGAAACGCCTGATGACCTGTCCGCGCTGTCCGACTTCCGGGAGTCGTGATGACTGCGATACCCACCGGTGCGCAGGTCCGCGCCATGCCCGTCACCACAGTCAAAGCCCTGCGCAAAGCCCTGAAGGACGCCGGCCTGCGAGTGATTCCCGGCGGTTCGCACCAGCGGGTCGAGACCGCGGACGGCGTGTTCATCGGCTCGATGCCGCTGGCGAAGGCCACACCGCAGGCGCTGCTGAACTGCCGGTCCTACTTGGCCAAGCAGGTCGAGCGGGTGCGGATGCAGCGCGGCAACAGCACCTGACCCTGCCGGAACGGAACCCAAGCGCCAACCGAAACCACAGCCAGGAGACCGCCATGACCATCGAAATCCGAACCAGCAACCGCGCGGACCCGCGCCCCAAGAAGCTCCTCGTCGAAGACGCACCCCCGGCCGTTTCCGACTGGCGGCACCTCGCAGCCTGCCGCAACACGGACGCTGACGCGTTCTTCCCGATTGGCAATACCGGCCCCGCACTGCTCATGATCGAGGACGCGAAAGCGGTCTGCCGCGACTGCCCCGTCAGGGACAACTGCCTGAACTGGGCCATCGAGCACGGCGAAGACGCCGGCGTGTGGGGCGGCATGAGCGAGGACGAGCGCAGGGCGCTGAAGCGGAGTACCGCCCGCGCCGGTCAGCGCGAGCGGGAGCGTGCCCGCAAGCAGGCTGCGGCATGAGCGGCCCGAAGCGCGGCGACCCGCTGACCGACCGCGAACTCCAAGTCGTCGAGGCGTTCGCCGACGGCAACGACATCGGCGACGTCGCGCACCTGCTTCACCTGTCCGAGAACACGATCAAGTCGCATGCGGCGCGGATCTACGTGAAGCTCGGCGCACGCAACCAGGCCCACGCCGTGGCGCTTGCGTTCCACGGCCGGCTGTTGAAGCCGCGGCCGGGCGCGAAGCCGCTTCCGCCGCCGGTGCCGACGCTGCACGCGCGGACGGTGCTGGTGTCGGTGGATCTGCTGACCGAGATGCTGGCGGTGGCGTTCGCTGCAGCCGAGGGCCGGGGCGGTCCTGCGATGCGTCGGCAGGCTGGGCGTGTGGTGGCTACGGCCAGGGCGCTGAAGGTCGGGCCGCCGGCGGG